TAGGAGCATGTGCTGCCATTTCCAGTTCAGCACGTTCAATAATCTCCTGTCGTAATGATTGAATAATATGATGTGGATTAGTGTTTTCTGAATAACCTGCAAGACGCATGGCTTTAGCATAATTACCTTTTGCTTCTCCAAATAGATTGTTTAAAAAGTTTTGTTGTAATTCTGTTAATTCTTTACGCACGTTTATTCTTCTTTCTTTTTTTTAAAGTTGCCCTATTAGTTTTTTTATTATACTTATAATCTTTCTTTTTTTTATTTTTAGAGTACTTTACTGCTCTTTCTTTTGCTCTTTGTTCAGGGGTTTTTTTACCTTGCTTTACCCCTTTAGCAGTTGGTTTATTGGAATTTTTTTTTAAATTCCCACTTCTTTGTAAACTCTTTGTTGCTATTGCAAAAGCAGCTTTTTTAGAATGCCCTTTATCTTGTAATTGTTGTACAAGCCTGTCTAAAATTTTAGGCACGTTTATTCTTCTTTCTTGCTGTTTTAGTTCTGGCAAAAGAACGATTATTACTCTTTGATTTTACAGACAATTTTTTATTATTCATAGGATTGCCTGTTGTATGATGTACGTCTTTGCCATCACCTTTAGTTACCACTCCCCGTTTAGCCATAATAGCTCTGGCTTTATTACGTGATGCCCTTCTCTTTACTTGTTTAGGACGTTTGTGATATCGGTCATATTCTTTTCTGTAATTACGTTTAGTCATTTCTTTTTTCGTACTTGTTTACGCTTGCGTCCAGAGGGTGATACGGACCATTTAATACTGGTGGGTTTTCCTCCGGGATTTCCAGCTTTTCGTTTCTTACGGACGGCTGCAGATTTTTGTCCTTTGGACATCTTGTCCGCAACTGCTTTCGGACGACACGCTGGATATTTTCTTTTTGATTTACCAGCCGATTTACGCCCACATGGTTTCCCTGTTGCTACGTCTCGCCAATCTTCTTTGAACCATTTTCGTAGTCCACCTTTGTATGCCATTTATGCTCACTTTCTAAATTGGTCTTTTATACTTTTAATTACACTTTTTAAATCAAAAGGTTTTTCATTTGGTCTGTACGGACATTGATATTCTCTTGGGCATTCTCCTGCATCATAAGGTACATACTCTCTGTACTGTGTATGATTTGCTCCAACGAATATACAGATTCTAGTATCTCCTTCTAGCAAATGGCTTGCCAATCGGCAAGTTGTCATTTTACTTTCTTCGCCTCTTGCTTTATTTACTCCTGCAAAAATATAACATATAAAAGCAAGAGCAAGCAATGTTAAATAGAACGACTTATTATCCATATCATCCACCCTATTGCACTAGCCCCTATTAAACAGGCTATACCAATAATGGTGTAATCTCGTATCTGTCTACTTTTTTCTTGTCTAGCATATACGGCTTCCCTTCTAGCTTTTCGTATACGCCCTTCTTCCCGTATCAGGTCGTCCCATGCCTGAACGCCATAATGTGCAATTAGAAAATTTTTTAGTTCTTCTCTTTGTTTAGCAAGTTTCTTTTTACTAGCAAAACTTTCTATTGCAACTTGTTCAATCGAACCATTAAACAGCTTATCTAAAGTTGATGGATTGTTAGAAGTCCTGTGTATATTATCAACATCACTAACTGCTGACATCCAACGACCCAGTTCACCTGACAAATCTTCAATCTCTTTGCCTAAATATATGGCTTTTTTTATGCCGTTATAAGCAGCTGTTGCCCCACTGACAGCAGCTGACAAAGTTATTGGGTCTAACATATTTTTATTATTTATCTCTAGGTAAACAAACTGCAACTATTTTATGTTTTGTCTTGCCGTCGTTGCTAGGGACAAGAGGCTGGTTATTTATCCTTTCTGCAAAATATTTACAATCGTTAACATTTGCAAATGCTTGAGTGTTGTTTTGAATTACTGTGCCAATGTAAACATATAGCACAAATTCAATCATGACGAACGCCAGCCACCACCCATTGCTTTATATCGTTTTGCAGCAAAAGCATTTGCGTAAGCCGAAGGATATACCTTAAACTTACGCTTTGCTTCAGCTTTTGCTTTTGACCATAAAGCTGGCTTAGTAGGTTTTGGCTTAGACGAAGATTTTTTCTTCTTCTTTGCTGCCATTACACTTTAACCAATTTATAGCCTTTAGCTTTAGCCATTGACCTAATCTGTGCCAATGTCATTGCTTTTTTAGAACCACCTCTAGCCATTCCTTTTGACTTCATTCCGCCTCTAGCATAGCCTTTGGATTTCATTTTTGCTCCACCTCTTGCCATACCTTTAGCTTTTTTCTTACTATGCATTGCCATATTATTTCTCCTTAGCATATAAATTATTAAATACTCTAGCAGTGTCCTCAACATAGTTGGGGTCTTGCTTTGAGTGATGAGTCCATTGACTCGGTACAAAATCAGGTGGACCTTCACCTGTTACAAACCATGCAGGATTTGTCACCCTTACACGATTATTCGGTAATGCTACTATGTTACCTGTCCATTTTCCTGCATCCATTAATTCTAACACATGACTCTGTTTGTGTTGTGCAGGGTCATCAGCTACTTCAGTATCCGTATAGTCAATAGTAAAATAATACTTTGCCGGATAAAACTGATTATCTATTTTTGCCTGCCAAGGACAAGGCGTTGCTCTATTCAATACAAAAACCGAATGATGGTGCGATTGGCAATCCCAAGGCTGAGCCAAATATGTAGGCAAAGGTTCTGCCCATTCATCATATGGTGTATCTCCTACAAGGGCAGTTAGTGGCATTCTCGCCCACATAGCACCCCCGTGTACATTCTCTTCTTCATCGCAACCTGTAAACAATATCTGAAAACTTAATGTTTTCATTGGTAAGGTTGTTACTGCTACAGCCATACCATGTAAAAACTCGCCATGGTATCGCTGAAAATTGGTCGTATATTCTCTACGAACCCATACCTTAAAATAAGGTATGTTACTTGTTATATAGTTCATTTATTTCTTTGGGCTACCATAGATTTTTCAATAGCTTTCTGTCTAACTTTCTCATAGCCTGACATTTTGCCATCTTTATTTAAATCTCCAAGCATAGCACCTTTCTTTAATCTAGGCACATTAGTCTTTAATTCCATAACATGTGGTGTTTTCTTTTTTGCAACTTTTTTCTTTTTAGGTAAAGTTGTTTTACCACGTTTGTTTTTCAAATCTCTATCTGATTGTGCACTTAACAAATATTCATCTAAACTCATATAATCATCTCTTCCTAGATTAAAATAGTTTTCTCGTTTCATTTGGTCAACGTCAACAACCTCTGGTTTAATATCGCTATCTTCAGCCATGTAATGGTACTCCCTTCATTCTATGAATTAGTCTATCTGCTCTATTGGTTACTTGTTTGTACCATCTAGAATCCTGCATTTGATTTCCGGCTTCAATCCACTCGCCATCTCTAACAGCCTGTATCATTTTTTTAAATTTGGAAAATCTTGGATAACCGAGATTGAACATCATATTTGCCATGATTAATCTTACTTGCTCAGGCATAGCCTCCCAGTCATCAAATATCTTTTTACAATCCGTTATAGTCGTTCGTATATCCTGCTCAAAACATTCAAGCACCCGTTCTTTGCTAACGGCTGTTCCAATAGGTTTGTTATACTCCGGGTCAGTGCCTTTGACCAAGTGCCCAATACCAAAAGTGGGTAAACCAAGATGGTCCAAATACGTTTCATATTTACATCCCTCATCAATCTCAAGTTCTTTTTGCAGTCGTTCAACAAAATATTCCATTATTTAAATAATCCTCACTTTTTATTATGTAATTGAAATAAAGATTCTATTTTTTTCTCTGTTTCCTTTACAGCACTTTCAGTTCTTACAGAACTTACAAAGTTGTTTTGTATTTTTTCATTTGCACTTTTACAGTCTTCTTCTAACTTATCTACATCTTTTCTTAACGTGGTTACTTCAGTGTGTAATTTAACAGCTACAACTAAAGCCCCTAAGAAAAAAACTAATTGTTCCCAATACTGTAGTATCCCTTCCATATAATCATCAATGTATCTTTTCTTTTTTAATTTTTTTAATAAGCTTATAATAAGCTTCTGTTATCTGTTTTAAATCGTCTTTTAATAGTAGTATCATCTGTTGTGCAGCTAAAAGTTCTCTACGTAAGGCTTCCTCAAAAGTATCTTCGTGATTATCCCATCCGTTACCTTTAAGCATTATTTCTTTCCACTCAAGGCACTAAAACCAAAATAAGCCCCTAATAGTCCACACATTGAAAGATACTGGGTCATTAAAATGCTTTCTGCCTCTGCCATTCTGGTAGGGTCGTAAATTGTAGCAACAGTAGTGAAAAGCATCATAGCCAATAAAATCCAAGCCATCCTCCGTTTGTTTGTTTGATAAGTCAATTTATCAGGTACTAAGTCAGTGCTGGACTTATCTGTATTTATATACTGCAAATCATTATTGCAGGTACACTTTTTATTTTCGCCACACTTGCAGGTCATTATTTCTTTTTAAACTTATCTAAGCCGCGAATACCCAATGCTGCTGAAACAGTTAAAAATAATAAATAGGTATACCACTCAGGTAACTCATTTAGTCTTGCAAAACCATTTTTTACAACATCTTCCATTCCCGGAATAAAAACTAACACAGTCGGTATTAGAATAACAATAGTAACCAGCTCGTCTTTCCACGAGTTCTGTGTACCCTGCGCCATAATAATTTCCCATTTTGAATCATGGGTTGCGGCAGTTCTCATTATCTCTGCTTCTGCAGCAGCTTTTGTTTGTGCTAAAGTAGCTTTAGCTTTCTGCTTTTCTATCTGTCCTTGCATAAATGAACCAGCGAGTTCGCTTATTGGTCCTATCAAAGCTTGAAACATTACGTATTCTCTCCTGTAGGGCTACCTATATATACACAAGTACTATATCCATTTAAGTATTGAGGGTCTTGCGTTATTTTATTTCTTGCATGCTCTATATAGGTGTAGCATTTCTCTGATGATGAAAAGGGAAAATTAACCATTGGAAAATTTACCCATGTCGCACTTTCACCAAGTGCCCATAATATTGTTATAACTGGTATCCACATTTA